AAATGTCCTAACGTTTTTCTATTTAAATCCATACCTTGTTGACGCAATCGCAATGCAGTATCTCGCATCCATAATCCTGTAGCAAATGACATCACTAAATCATCATTATATCCACGTGCTGCTTCTGCTCTGTGACCTAACCAAACAAATGTAAACATTTCATCTATCAATCTTTTAGAATGAGCAATTGGCGTTTTATCTCTAAAATATGTTTCTAATTTTGAAATAACTAATGGACGAGTTCTAGACGTCATTGAAAATCCAGGAACTTTTTGTGCTTTATTTTTTAAGTCATATCCTTTTCTTAAATGTACATCTTCATCTACATATGCATCTTGTTTATAAGAATAATATAAATTTTCATATCCTTTATCAATTGCAACTTGTAATACTGCCCAACCTATATTTGCATTTTCAATAACTAGTAATGCATTATTCCATTCTGTAGCTACTGCTACTAACATGTTTCCATATTCTGTAGTTCCTATCTTTCCTTTATATTCTGCTACTTGTTGCATAGATTTTATATCTAACACATGAAATGCAGAATAATCACCGCCATCTCCTCTAGCAACATCCGCTACAACTACATATGATGATGAATAATTTGGATACTCCCATATCCAATAATTTGAATCAAATCCTCGCTTTTCTTTTGGATCTTCAACATATGTTTGTTCATACCATTGAATGATAGGACCATCTACTACAGTATGACCAGATGATATAAAGTCACAATCACATTCTTGAGCAGCACTTTTTTCTCCTAATAATTCTGTTTGCATCGTTCTCCATGATTCATCTCTTTCAGGATGAACAGTCCAATGTAATTTTATAGGATTAAATCTTCCGCCTGCTTCTGCGTCACACCATGTTTTATGAAATAAGTTTCCTGTACCGTTTGGTGTTGATAACATAATAGCACCACCACCAGTTGCTAATGTTTGTTGTGCTGCTGTCCATATTTCATCAATTCTATCAATAAATGCAGCTTCATCTAATACTAATAATGATAAGGCTTCTGATCTACCAGCATCACCTTTGGATGAAATAGCTTTAATTTGTGAACCATTCTTAAATCTTAAGGATAATTTATTATCTTCTAATGTTTTGCCTTTTAACCAACTAGGTAAATTATCATGCATCACTCTTACTTTGGTTACAAGATTTTTTGCAACATCTTGTTTAGTAGCAATTACTAATACATTATAATCAGACTTAAACAACATACACCATAAAGAATATCCTGCAGTTAAAGTTGAAATACCTAACTGTCTAGATTTAAGTATAACATTATATCTGTTATCTTTTAGTTGTTCTAATGTATCTTCTTGAAACGGGTAAAGATTGAAATACATCTTACCTTTAGTAGGATGTTGGATAATACAATATTTACGCATAAAATGTACAGGATCAACTGAACATCGTTTGTATTCATCGCGTATTATTTCTTTTATGCTTTTCTTTACTGCCATATTATACCTTAATATAAGAAATTATTTGCAGAAAAACAAGTAAAAGAATGGTTATTTTTTAGTACGTTTTTCAAACGAACGACCACCAAAATAAGCACCTATTACTGTAATAAGGACTAATTGTAAAAGATCTGTCCATTTTTCTTCAACTGTAAAAGCAATTGTTCCTGCATCAATAAAAATCATTAACATTGTGCATACAACTAAAAATATCAATACTAATGGTCTTACATTTTTTGATAACCATGAATCAGAATTCATATCAGCTTTCCATCTATCTGTTATGTTCTGTTCCATTTTAGTTTCATAATCAGAAACTAACTGTTTCATTTTTCTTTTTGCTTCTAGTTTTTCTTCTTTTGAAGTTGTAAGATTATCAAGTACACCACCAACTGATTCTACCAGTTCTCCGGCTCCACCTGAAAATAATTTTCCTAATCCTAAACCCATAACTTTTTCTCCGTTTTTTTAATTATTATAATGAAGCAAATGTATCTTTTAAGAATACTCCTATTTCATTACTTTTAATTGCATTTAATATACCCTTAAAGGTAGCTCCAGCAAATTTGCCTTTTCCAAATTTTTGTGCCATACCACCTACACCTTTATATAATAATAAACCAACTACTACCATATGAAGTATTTCTGCAGCTTTATGTGCTTTTGTAGCATCTTTAACTCCAGCTAATCTAATAACCTTTTCAAATGCTCCAATAATTTTATGATGAAATTTTTCTCCAAAGGCAATTAATCTGTCTCCAGATAATTTTTTGAACCCTGGTATTTTACTTATCAAATTTACTAACTTTCCTAATAGTCTAGATATTTCGCCGAATGATAAAGCAACTCCAGCCAATGTTAATCCAATAGCTTCTGTTTCAGGTGCATCTAAATCTAATTTTTGAATATCTTTTTCAAGATCATTAAATACATCTTCTAATTCTGCTTCAGCATTTTCTACTATTAAGTTTGATAGTTTCATAATAAATCGTTCCTAATTTTTTCTTTAAGTTCTAAATAATCTTTTTCCATTTTTTCTAAAAAGTTAGACATATCTGCTTCGCCATATTCTCCATCTGCATTTTGCCATGTTTTAACTATTTGATTTTTTAATACTTCAACTTCTTTATCAGCATCATTAAACCATGATTCTGCATTTGCTAACATTATCTTATTCTGATATGCTTCCCATGCTTCTTTGCCTTGACTTTTAATTTTTCTTTCTTCTTTTAGAACACAATCAAAACATTTGCCACGCATAAAATAAAATTTGAAATTCAATCTTTTTTCATGATCACGCATATCTTTACCACATTCGGGACATTTATCTGGCACTTTAAGCGTATCTTGAATTGTTTTTAATATTGAATTTTCTGGTTCACGTGATTTGAATCCTTCATGTTGAGTAACTTTTGTCCTAAATCCTTTTAGATCTGTCTCAATCCATACTTTAGGCTTTCCGTTTTCAAATCGTTCTAAAATATCTTCTTCTGTAACTTCTTGTTTTTTAGAACCCATAGCAAACGTTTTTCTTGTCTGCAGTTTATGTGTTCCGGCCATCATTTCTTTGACGGCTTTTATATTTTGTAACTTACTCATACGATTATTTTAATTCTTGACGAATTTTCATTTTTAGTCGTTGTTTGGCAGCATCTTTAAGTCCTAATCCATTTATTAAATCTAAAACAAATTCTGTTTGAGTTGTTGCTGGTTTAGTTCCTAATTGTTGTTTTAACATTTTCATTGCTTGTGTTTTATCAACTTTGCCCATTCTATTAGCTAATGCTTTATTTTCTTCTAATGATTCGCCTGCTGCACCATCATCAACTCCTACAGTATATTGATCTTCTGATACTGGAGCTTCTGTTTCTGCTGCTTCTATACCACCTTTCATTAACATTCTAGCTAATGTTTTTCCAACTACAGGATTATTACCTGATATTGCTTGAACTACTTTTAATAGACCTGCTGCTTGTTGTTGTGGTGAACCTTGTCCTAATGCATTTTTTAACATTTTTACGCCAGCCATTTTTTCAACACGGCCTAAACTTGCACCTACTGCTCCTCTAGCCATCTCTGGTGATTCGTTAAGAGATGTTTTAATTTGTTTTCTGATCATCTCTCTTAATACTTTTTCTTTCATAGTTTGTCCCTTTTATGGTTTTTATATAAATATGCTATGATGTACTTATCAATGTTATTTTGTAAAACCTTTATCCATAGCAAAATTGGCTCTACTAAATTCTACTCTATCTACAAATTTAACTCCATTTCCTATTCTATCAACAGCTACATAACCTTCTGGAGCGGTAACTCTTAAGCCTCCTTTTCCATCGTCTACAAAATGTTTTGTATTGTAGATAGCATTGTTATACTTTCTCACAAATATAAGTTTGGCTTCCGATAATAATTTTGATATCTGAAATAAATTTATTATATCTCGTTGTCGTCTTTGAAACATTTTCATCTGTTCTTGTCCGGCTGCTATTGCCTTCATTCTTCCTTTTTCAGATTTCAATTTATCAACTCGTTTATCTATCCTATTTGTTTGATACCATTTTTGAAATGCCTTAAATGATACTTTTGGATTATTAACAAATTGACCAGATTTTATTTCTTTATTCAAATAAACGTTAAGATCTGCTGTAGGTAAATTATCATAATTAACTTTGATTGTATCAGCTTTTTTAATTAAAGATTGAACTTCTTTCGCTTCTGATACTGTTAATGTAACTATCCCTGTTGAGTCTTTGAAGAATGCATCATCAAACCAAACATTTCTATTTTGATTCAATCCACTAACATCTGCACCAAATGATGCACCACTTTGTAATGATTGATATGTTGTATGAAATACTATACCAATTTTTGCAGCTGCAATATCTTTTCCTAAATCAGAATCAGATTCTACTGCATATGTAATAGTATTTGGACGAAATGATAAATGTGCTTTACCATCTATATTTGTATTTTTAACCATACTTGAATCGAACATAAAATCGCCTTGTAGAATATTCTTTATACCTAATGAAGGAAAATATTGTAATGCCAATTTTAATTTATCTGCTAATCCAGGTGCCTGTCCATGGTTCATATCGATATCTTCCATTGTGTAGTTAATCTTAGGTACTTTATTAAAGACGGACTTTGTTCCTACAAAGAATTTTCCATTATCAGGATTGATGCCTGTAAATATTGCTGGCGCGCCATCCCATTTAACTGACGTATTTATTTTGGTATTTGAATTACCTGCTAAATTTTTCAATAGTTCTATTAAAAATGATTTGGCTTGTTTATATCCTGCAGCACCTTGAGTTAAAACTAATTCTTCTAAATGAGTTAAATGTGTATTAGCTTTTGCTTCTGTCAATAATTCCTTAAATGTATTTGACCACCATTCTGTTGTCAATGCTTGTTCTGAATCTTCTTTTGGTATAATTCTAAATCTTGCTGCTGATTTTCCGTTGATTAGTAAATCTC